AACACGAAGAAAGAAAACTTTATTAACTTGCTTGATGAGTTTTTAAATATACCTGTAGGCACAGAAAAGTATTTGTTTATGGCTGTCGACTACATATTATTGGGCGAAGTCCTAGAAGATGAAAAGGGTAAGTATTGGGATGTGGCGTACGCGGCACACAGGATTCCAGGTAAAACAATAGACCTGTTCTTAGAACTTGCCCCGTTTAGACTTGACAGAGTTAGATTTTGCCGTTATCACAATATTGATAAACCAAAGATTTATCTTTGGAAAAATTTACTACGTATATCAAAATATGAATCGTCCTAAGCCACAAGCAGCAGCTCCGATCCCAGCAGCACCGGCTGCAGCTCCTCCTCCTACACCAGTAGCTAGAAGACCACTAGCTCGGTTAGGCAGACCAAGTGAAGTATTAACTTACGGATCGATGGGGTTAGGTAGATCAAACAGACGTAGATCTACATCTACTGGTGGTGCAAAAACACAAGGACGTAAATCACTTGGTGGCGGATCAGGACTAGGATATTAATTTATGTCAGTTAAAGGACTTAAACAACGTTACGAAGAATTAAAAACATTAAGGTCTAACCTTGATAGTATGTTTATTGATGCACAGACTTATGTGCGTCCTAATTCTAATAAGTTCGATCACGGACACACACCTTTTCAAGATGACGGATCTCGCAGTCTTTATGATGACACCGCTGTTTGGTGTAATCAAATGTTTGCTAACGGATTAGCATCTAACCTTATACCTAAATCAGATCGCTGGTTTTACTTACGTGTACAAAACGTAGCGCAGGGTGACTTATCTCAGGAAGAGTTAAAGTACTTGCATATGGTAGAGGACAGAATTTTACATGAGTTTAGTTTACCTGACTCACAGTTCTACGCATCTAGCCATGAGGCTTTCCTAGACATAGGTGCATACGGAACATCTCCTGTGCAGATTGCAGAAGTCGACGGAGTTATTACTTTTAAGACTAGACCGCTTGCAGATGTATTCTTTGATACTGACCAACATGGTAAAGTAGACACAGTACACTATCGTTGTTTTAAAACCGCACGTCAGATGACACAGATGTTCCCAGGTATTGAGGACATGGATGGATTTAAAGCAACTAAGTCTGTACACGACAAGTACGAATTAATTTATAGTATCGAGCCTAACACAGACAAAGCTGCTAAGAAGGGCGGACGTGTTGGTAACACTAGACAGTTTAAAGTAACTTACTGGTGCCCATCAATGAAAGAAGTAATTAAAGAAAGTGGCTCTAGCTACTTTACATTCTTATTACCTCGTTGGTCTAAGTTATCAGATGAGATATACGGACGTGGTCCTGCATTTGCATGCTTGTCACAGATACGTGCTCTTAACAAGATGGTTAAAGAAGCATTAACATCTGCTGAGTATTTAAATTTCCCAACACTAGTAGCAGAAGAAGATAGTATTATGCTACCGATGAAGTACGGTTCTAGACAGATTATGTTCCATGAGCCTGGTAGTGAAAAGCCACAGCCGATTATGGCAGGCAACCAGCCTCAGTATGTAATGGAAATGATACGTATGTATCGTGAGTCTGTTAATCGTTCATTCTTTGTTGACCAGATCATACGTCAAGAAAAGAAAGAGCGTCAAAGTATTTTAGAGATCCAAGACACAAGAGGACAGATGCTTAACCAACTAGCTCCGTTACTTAACAGAATGGAGACAGAGTATTTAGGACCAGCAATCGAAACAACTTTTGAGTTGTTAGAGAGATCTGGTCAGCTACCTGAAAGACCTGAAAGCTTAAATGGCGAGTCGCTTGAAGTTACATACTCAAGCCCTAGTGCTCAGTCACAGTTTGCAACACGTCTGTCAGACATACAAGCGTTTATGCAAGACATAGCACCTCTTGCTCAGATCAAACCAGAACTTTTACAAGCTATAGATGAGCAGAAGTTATTAGAAAGCTACGCTCAGTATAGAAACCTAAGCCCTGAAATAGTTAAGAACGAACAGCAAATGGCTGAAGCTATGGAAGAGCAGAAACAACAAATGGAACAACAACAACAAATAGCAGCAGCTCCCCAGATATCTGGAGCACTTAAGGATGTAGCTCAAGCAAAGCAAGCAGATCCTGAGGGTATGGGGCAACTGCTTAATATATAATGGCAGGCAAAAATCCAATGCAACGGCTGATTACTAAACGTCAGCTTAAAGAAGACTTGACTAATATTCTCGAGACTCCCGAAGGTAAACGATTCTTTGAGGTGTTGCTACGAGAGTGTCATGTAACTAGACCTGTGTTTCATTCTGATGACGCAAAACTTAGAGAAGCAGAAGGACGTCGTAGGTTTGCAATGAGTTTATTAACTTTAGTATCACAAGATAACCCACAAGCTTTAATCGAGAGGTTAGAAAAAGAAGCTCAATAATTTATGTCAGAAGAAACACAAGAAGAAACAAACGCAGAAACATCTACTGGATTAGGATCTGATCCAGTTGCACAAGTGGAGGAAACAACTCAGTCATCTGAATCGTTTTCTACATTATTAGATAGCCTACCTGATAATCTAAAGAGCAACGATACAATTAAAAATTCTAAATCGTTTGAATCTTTGGCTGATCAGTTAGTTAATGCTCAAAGTGCTTTAGGCACTAAGAGACTAGCCGAGCCCCAAGCAGATTGGGGAGAAGAAGAGTGGAGTAGCTTCTATGAGAAGACACGTCCTGCCGACGGAGAATACGAGATACCTGATGAGCTTGCTATTGAAGGTGTTGATGAGGTTCCGTCTTTACCAGAAGAAACCGAACAAGAGCTTGTAGACTTTGCAGGTAATCTTGGATTAAACCAACATCAGTTTGACGCTTTGTATAAAAGATACGTTGAGCTTGGTATTGAAGGTGACACTATTGGTAAAGAACAGTCGCAGAGCGCAATTCAAGAAGGTCGTCAATCTGTCCAAATGGAGTGGGGAGATAACTACGATTCTAACCTTGCATTGGCTAACCAAGCTTACGAAGCAATGTCTCAGCAGATACCAGAGTTAAAAACTCTTATTGAATCTGATCCTATTGTTGCTAATCATCCAGCAGTGTTAAAACTGTTTCACACATTAGCAGAAGCATCTGGCGATGCTCTACCTGTAGCCGGTAATAATCCAGCTACTGGATTTGCTAACGAAAATGTGCACGGAATTAAAACACAGTTGCAAGAATTAGACGCTGATAATGCTCAGTTAATTATGTCTGATCCATCATCTTTATCGATGGCAGAGCGGACAAAAAGACAGGAAGTATTAAACAAAAGAACTAATTTATATTCTAAATTATACTCAGGCGAATAATCTTGCTTGACATTTCATTTAAAGAGGCTATTCCAATAACTATTGGGGTAGCCTTTTTTAGGTCCTGATGACAGCTTAGGAAGGCCGTTGGTTAACGTTATAACTAGAAGAGTCCGTGAGGGTAGCTCAACGAAATAAACTATTCATTCAAAAATTCTAATTATTTAAAATTATGGCATATTCAGACCCATCGTTTATGGCAGCTGACGGAGCAGGAGCTCTTGCAGGTGGCGTAACAATTACTAATAACTACGTGCAGGCTTACAAAGCCGGTTTCGAACAAGCGTTCCAACAAACCGATTCTAAGCTTCAGCCGTATTTCGAACAAGAAACTCAAAACGAAGAATTCCAGTATTTCGATCGCATCGGCACTGCCGAAGATATGAGTACGGATGTATCTCGTTATGCAGATAACCCAAACTCAGAAATCACTCATGACAGACGTCGTATCGGACTTCAAGACTATGAGCTAGGTAAATACGTTGATGAAAAAGATCTCAAACGAGTTCTTACAGATCCAATGAACGCCTACACTCAAGCTCTTTTAGCTTCAGGTAAACGTAAGATTGATGATATCATTATCAGTAAATTCTTCGGTGAAGCTTATGCTGGTAAAGCAGGAACTACAACAAAAACATTCGCATTAGCTACTAATAACGTTAATGACGACAAAGTGTTTGTTGGTGAAGGTTCTAAAGGCGGTATTACTACAGCAGGTAAATTCTCTGTTGTAGCTGGTGCTGACAAAGAAGGTTTCACAGTCGGATCAAACTATGTTGATTCTGGTACATCTGCAGCATCTGGTTTAACACTTGCTAAACTTCGTGCAGCAAGAACTACAATGCTACGTCTACAAGCAATTGATCAAGATGAAGTTGTTAACTGTTTTGTATCTGCAAAACAAATTGATGACCTATTAGGGATCACTGAAGTTGTAAACTCTGACTACGCAGTTAAGAAATCACTCGTTGATGGAAACGTAACCACATTCTTAGGGTTCCGCTTCATTCAAACTGAGCGTCTTCCAGCTGATGATGCCGGAGCACGTCGTTGCATCGTTGCAACTCCAAAGGCACTTAAGATGTCTGTTGGTACAGCTCTTAAGGGAGATGTATGGAGAGTTCCAGCCAAGAAAAACATTCCTTACGTATACTTCAAGCTTTGTGCTGAAGCATCTCGTATGTGGGGTGAAGTTTCTGGAGAAATCCGTTGCGCTGAGTAATAAACTTATTCGAGTTACCTCCTTGCTAAATGCAAGGGGGTACTCCTTTTTATAAT